TTAGTGTAGGCCAAGACGGATCAGTTCAACGGGTTCGAACTTACCTTCATTCCCTTCAACTTCAACGGTTTTGCTGCGACGTAATTGGGCGGGGGTGAGTCCACTGGCGTGGATAGCAACAATTTTACCCGTTTTACCTGTCCCATTAATCATCACCTGGCTTCCGTTGGTAATGGGATTGCGGTTACGATCGTAAGTGACCATGGGTATTTCTCCTTTTTTCTCTGTGCATCAAAAAAAACCGTATTGCGTACAAGGCCGGGCCCTGGCAACGGACGTAATATAAATACGCCTTTGCGCCTGTCATGTTTTGAGTTTGATCAATGTCACACTTTTTAGCCGTTAAGAGGCGACTCTTCTCCGGGTGAGCGGTATTTTAATAGTTAAAGAACGCATAACACTTACTTTTTTATAAAAAAACATAATATCAGCGTGTCGCTTTTTATCTGTTGATAGCGATAAACGCGAATATTCTGTTGAACTAATAATCGATACCGCCCTGGGTAATTTCCCGGATAAACCCATAGGCCTTCTGACACTTTTAGCCCCTCATTCCCGGGAGAAGTCAGACTTGATGTCGCCGGTTTTCACATTCAGTTGATAGCCTTTGTTGCGGTTAAAAAGGCCACCTTCCGGTGGCTTTTTTAACCGCTGTAATAAACACCTTAACGGAGGTCTGGCCCATGAAAGTGTCCACCGCCAGGACCACCGCCGGGTCCTCCTCCGGGGCCTCCCGGCGGAAGGATGCATCTGGAAAGAGACACGGCTCCGCAGAGCACAAAAATGACAAGGATAATTTTTTTCATAATAGCTCCTGAACTGGCGAGCCTCAATTGCAAACCAAAAATGTGAATATTTTATGGAGAATCAATAATTCCCTTTCGCTACACACCTTAAACCGGAATATTCCATGCGTAAACCTGGCCGCGAGGCCATCAAAGCGATGTGTTGACCTGAGTGATATTTCTGCTGATTCGCAGCGAGGGGGCTCAATACCGATGTCCCTCTAAGAGAAGCGGTGATGGGGGCTGTAGTGCTTTGTCATGCACGATGCCATTATGCCATCGAACGACATGCATTTATCTTGAATAATCCGTGAGGAGGGTCTGTTTAAAAATACGCCGGCTAGCAATGTGAGCAAAAAAGCTAGCAACGGAATAGCTATATGGGTTTTCACTGGCAAGGAATCCGATATCGCGAATAATGCTGAATAATCTACACCCGCAGTATGAATGTAAAATGACGATCCTTCATTGCAATCGGGGCCCCAGGCATAGCGGAAGGCGTGAATTTCTCACAATGAAGCTAATACTATGTTCGGAAAGCTAAAAACGGTGAATCGCAACGGGTTTAACAGACACCTCAGAGTCATTTGGACTGACCCCACGACCGTAGACAAATTCTGTCCTCACGACGAGGCCTGTTCAAAGGCCTCCGGACTGACGCCGCCAAGGTGACTGTGACGCCGGGCCCGGTTGTAGAACACTTCAATGTAATCGAAGATATCGGCCCGGGCCAGATCCCGGGTTTTATAGATGCGTTTTCTGATCCGTTCTTTTTTCAGTGAACTGAAGAACGATTTGGCCACCGCATTATCCCAGCAGTTGCCACGCCGGCTCATACTGGGTGCCAGGTTATTGGCCCGACAGAACCGTTGCCAGTCGTCGCTGCCGTACTGGCTGCCCTGGTCTGAGTGCACGATGACCTCGCTGTCCGGTTTACGTCGCCAGACCGCCATCATCAGCGCATCCAGTGCCAGTTCGCGTGAGAGGGTCGGCTTCATCGACCAACCCACCACGTTACGGGCAAAGAGGTCGATAACCACCGCCAGATACAACCATCCCTGCCAGGTCCGGATATAAGTGATGTCGGTGACCCAGACCTGATTGGCCCGGACAACGGTAAACTGCCGCTGTACGCGATTAGGGGCAACCACTGAAGGTCGGCCGGCGATACGCCGTGGTGCTTTATAGCCACGCACGGCTTTAATCCGGTTCAGTTGCATAATACGGCCCACCCGGTTTTTGCCGCAGGTTTCCCCGATTTCGTTCAGATCGCCATGAACCCGCCGGTAACCGTATACGCCTCCGCTCAGTGAATATGAATCGCGGATAAGCGTCAGCAGACGCTGGTTATCTTTATCACGCACCGAGACCGGGTTGTGCAGCCACGCGTAGAACCCGGCCCGGGCGACATGCAGTACCCGACACATCGTCATCACACCCCATACAGTGCGGTGCTCATTGATAAAGCGGTACTTCAGTCGGGCTCCCTTGCAAAGTACCGCGCGGCCTTTTTCAGGATATCCCGTTCTTCTTCGGTACGTTTTAGCTGCGCCCGAAGTTTCAGGATCTCGCTTTTGGCTTCCAGTAAATCCCGGGCATGCTGTTCGCTGTTATCAGGTTTGATAGCCCGTAGCCACTTGTAGAGGCTGTGTGCAGAAACACCCAGACGGTCAGATACTTCGGCAACGGAATAACCGCGTTCCGTTATCTGACGGACGGCTTCTTCCTTAAATTCAGGTGTAAATCGTGGTGTGCCCATACGCTCCTCCTATGCTCAAACTATAGGGCAGGATCGTCTACCGGGGTGGGGTCAGTCCATCAACGGCTCAGAAGTGTCTAGATTATCCGTGGCGATTCAATCAGTTCAGGATAGACACTACTTCTGGAATTACCTATATCAATCCATTAATACCTTACGGCTGCGGGAGTTGAGGGGGGACAGTTATATTGATTATGCTTGGTGATTTTACATGAACATGTAAAATCACCTGTGACAGGTTTGAGGTTAAATACAATAATGCATTGCTCACCTAAGGGTACGGCAAGCGGTCATTTAATTTAACTATGAGTTATGGCTGTTACCTTCTCTCTTTGGTACAAAATAGAACGGCCATGTTCTTCGGTCTTGTTTCAGGACCTAATTCTCCATCCTTTGATTTACCCTCATCTGTATTAGTTAATACCGCGTTTTTCTTATTAGGATCAGCCCCTGTCCCGTTATTTGATTCACCAGGATGAAATCCAGATTGATAAGTATGCGTATGTTTTGCGATCATATCCTCTTGAATACTTCCTGGAATACGTATTCCTGCTGGGTCGGTTTTTGTTGATCCTGAACTATCTATACCTCTAAGGAACCTGCCTTGTGCATTTATTACAGGCATCCATCCATCAGGACAGGTATCTGACATAAAACCAACAACACTGTTTTGTTGTAATCTTGTCAACTCCATTTCTAGATTTTTTAAACGATCATCGATTGTTGTTAGAGCATTTATAGGATTGCCTTGATTATCATATGCCTGCCAAGATAGGGTTAATGGAGGGGGCTCTGTTGAGTCTGTTCTTACAATTTTAACAAAAGCTTTTTTATTTTGTTCGTTTCTGCTGCACTCTAGAATAGCTGTAGATCCTGTTGGAATAACTATAGATTTGTTTTCTGAGTTATTCCACTTACATGAAACACCGTTAGATGCAGAGTAGGCTATTGAAGCTGTTTTATCGTTAGAGCCAGGTGAAGCGAAACCTACAGACATTGAAAATTCTGAAGGTAGGATACTATCGACATTGTATGTCATGTTTTTTTTGGCTTCAGTGCATTGTTTATAGGCATCATATGCACCAGGCGCAATAGATTCTATGTATTGTTTGTAGGCGTTTTGACTTTCTGAATAGTTACTTTCAGCTGAGCAATATCTGCTAGCTACTTGAGTTACTGTAGCATTCGCACTTCCGAAACTAGCTGAAAGAACGCTGTAACTGGCACCAAATTTTGAATTATTTGAAGTAGATGTACCTTTGCTATATTCATTACAGAAATATTTTGCATTTTGCTCAATAGAGTTTTGGTCTTGAACCGTTATGTTGGTGATCTTTGATAATCCAATAATACTTTCACAATCATCTGCATTAGCATATGAGGGTATTATTAATGTTAGTATTACAAGGGTTGTACGCATGTTCTCTCCTTTCATTGTTGGCTGAAATTTTGCTGGGGTAATGATAGTAATACGTCAAGTCATGCTCGGCGCGCGGCTATTGGAATTTCCAAAAAGGGAATCAATAATATCCAGCTTAGCCAAGCAAGGCAGTTTTGTGTAAACAATGTTATCATTGTCATTCATATCACACTTTGGATGTAACTTGTCTCGTAGTTTGCAGCGTCTGCCCAGTATCGGTTGCGTACCTTAAATAAATGTGGTTAAGTTAACCGATTGATTTTATTTAAAATGTGGCAGTTTGCTTCAGGTGGGGCGCTGGTGGGTATTTGTGTCCTTGTATATTATTAAGTGATGAGTTGAATCCTTTAACCATTTTATGTTTTTGCACCAATTACCCACTGCTGTATTTTTTCAAACTATTTGACTGATCTTGGTGGTAAGAGCTTTTTTATTTTTCCTTCGCCAGCTACTGATTATTTAGAGACACGACTTTCGGCTGACTCCCTTTGCGGTTCCGGGTCAAACAACCGGATCATCGAATCAGACTGTGGTTATGCGGTCATTGATGTTTCGCTGAAAAGTAACGTGCTGATCTCCTATGACGGCCTTACCGATTTAATGGGTCGGTCGTTCATCACCAGAAACGGAGAGGTGATCGAGGGCGATGCACTGGATGATGTTCATGTTCTCGGGGTGGTGAGATTCACCATTATCTATGTGAGAGAAAATCGGAGTTCGGTCTGACAGTTTTTTGGGGCAGATTTTGGGGCAAAATGACGCTTGGGGCACGGTTTGGGGCAATCAAATGTCCGTATTTGTCCGCTATTGTCCAAGATTCAGATGAGGAGGCCGTACGCAAGGCTATTCAGAAAACTATTATTGGTGGCGAGGCCACGGTCTGGGGAACACAACAATATTTTTTCGCGATAAAGATAACATCATGATAAAAAACAAAAACAAAAACAAAAACAAAAACAAAAAACAAAAAACAGAAAGCCCCCTGGTGCAGTCAGCAACAGGGGGCGGTTACGGGTGGGGATTATCGTCGTTCATCAGTCATCCCATTTGTGGCTTAGATACGCGGCAAGAAAACCAAAGAACAGAATTGTTCCCAGTACTGCCATAAATACATGCATATTATCCAGCTTAATCGCATCCCATTGAACTAATTGAAATTAATTTTCTTAATTTTTTCTTTGGGGCACCCATGGGGCACAGCGGTTGGCAACGTGCTGTTCAGCAGCTCTACCTGGTTGCGGTCCATCCCTCCGATCCATTTTGAGTAAATCTCATAAACCATCTTGGCATTTTCGTGCCCGAGCTGGCTGGCAATGAATGACGGGTTCGCACCCGCAGTTAATAACCAGCAGGCGAATGTATGTCTCGACTGATAAGGCCGGCGAGGTCTTATGCCGGCTTTCTTTAAACCGGCGTCCCAACTGTAGCCCAGGGAGGACTTGCTGAAACTAGTGGCCTTTGTCCGGGAACGAGCGCCCGGGATAAAGACAAACCGTAAATTCTGCTGCTCAGTTAAACCATATTCCCGGTGGTTGAACGTGATTTCTGTTTTGCGGAGTGCCCCTGTTTTCTGAAACTGAAGCCGAAGCGCATCCACTGCAGGCTGTAATAGGGTGACAGTCCGATTACCTGCGTCAGTTTTAGGTGGGACGAATAGCCCTTCGTTGGTTTTGTTTCTACAAACGTGGATCTCTCCTCGTTCGAGGTCTACATCTTCCCATGCAAGCGCTGACAGTTCGCCGTGACGAAGTCCCGTGTGGATTGCTACTGTCCATAATAATGCTGCAGGAGGTGGCAGCGCTTGGATGAAGGCGTAGTATTCGTCATGCAGTAGCGGATCTGGCTCTTTACGCGACCGCTTCAGCATTTTTAAACCTTCATGCGGTGTGTGGCTGATGAAGTTACTGCGTTGGGCCAGCTTAAGCATCTCCGTTAGCGTGTTCATCAGCCCGTTAACGGTGGATACTGCCCGTCCTGTTTTATTAAGCCAGGGGGAGTGTGGTGATACTGACTCTCCGGTCAACAGCTGATTTCGATAATTCAGCAGGTCACTATGCTGAATGTCTGCAATATGGGTATTGCTTCCGACCACGGTCTTCAGGGTTTCTAATCTGGAGGCTATACCGCGATATGACGCTAAGGATACCTCAAGCTTCTTTGCTTTGAGGTATGTTTCGCACAGCTCGCCATATGTGCGGATCATTTTCGTTGTGGTGAACTTTTTTATTGCATTCGACTCCGGGAAGTGTTCCGCGCAGTCAAATTTTCCCTGTTGTATTTTACTGACGATTAAAGCACGGAGATTGCCTGCTTTACGGATATTGCTGTTTGAAACAGTCCAACCCCGTAAAATTTCGCGGCAACGAATGCCGCGATACAGAAAGCTAATTCTTATTCCCTTCCCATGCAGTTCTACGCCAGTAGGCATATTCATTACGTATCCCCGACAAGCCTATTAATCCTGGTATAGTTATAGAGAAGTGTTACTCTTCCTTCTGAGGCAGAAGGATTAGGCGAGTGCTTCTTATAATGAACCCCCTCAATCCATCTCCCTTCCCGATAAGATTTAATTTGCCGGGGAGTCATATACATCTTCGCTACTATTCCCTTTTCCATCACCCATTCATCTTCTTGAGCAATATCGGCCATAAATAACCTCATGGCCGGGAAACTATAATCAGTATCCCGACGTAATGTTGATTATTAGTAATCAGTTTCGGTACGGTTGCTGTAAATGATTTGCTTATCTTATGGCCTCGGACTGAAGAGTTCTGTAAGCTCGAAGCACATGAATTGCTTTGCCAGATATCACCGTTTTCAGCATAAAGAACCCGCCACTGCTGGCGCGTACGCCAGGAGACATGAAGATGGCAGTATCCACAGCGCGATTGTGGCGTCTGAACTCAAATACCGTGCTGGTTATAGTTGTGGTAACAGTCGCACCCTGATCGTTAAGTTCGATTCTCATAATTTCTGTTTCCTGTCTTTAAGTTGGTTGTATTTTTCGTGACTCATGACCTTCCAGCATCCGCCATCATCTTGTGACAATAAACGCCACTTTCGGCCAACCTTTAAACTTAAATTTCCACACTTAATTCGGCATGGGTTTATTTTGCCACTGGCATACATTTTCAGAACAATCGATGCCTTTTCATTAATGTGGGGAGGAATGCGGTTAGATGTTATTATCATTTTTCACCTACCAGCGTTTATTGCTCATATAGCCCGGTCTGGCTGGCAATGATTTACTAAATGTAGAGATAGAGGCAGAAAGGGCGCTTTTCTGCTTTTCTTTCTCATTGCAAGTCGTGCAGAAGTATATTTCTCTCCGGTAGGCACCTTTACCAGAGGGGCGGTATTTTAGCTCTTCACGCGTAAAGGTGCCGCCGCAGCCGTAGCAACGAAGTTTAGTTTTTTCCATTATATATCTCCGGTATGTTTTACTTGTGTGTATTCCTACCATTTAAGGCATTGGATAAATCTATTCTTGAGTGATTAAAAAGAAACTTCGGTATTTATTTTGTATTGTGCAGTAAGCAAATCCGCATCAACAGAAATTAAATCTCCATAGGTATCGTAGTTTAAGGAAATATCACGAACATTAAGTGCTGACAGTGAATTAATGCGACCACAAAACATGTTGTCTTCCACGTGCTTTGTCGATTCATATGTGCTCTTAATCGACTCCATGGCTTGAACCCACATATCTGGATCACTAATAAAGTGAGCGATAGCGAGTTTACTTTTTGCGGCCAGTATTTGCGGATTACTTTGGTGAAAACTAACCATTGAAAACTCCCGTAACATGCAGAATCTTGATAATGGTCGCTGACCAGGCAACAAGGCAGATAGCCAGAACGATAACCAGTGAACGAATACCGTTTCGGCTCATTTGCCACCCCAGCATGCAAAACTGAGAACGGCGACCGCAGCCAATAAGGCGATGACCTTAACCCAGAACAGGTTCCATGCCGGCTTGTCTTCTTCTCTAATCATCCCATTACCCTCATGTGATATTGAGTACCGAACAGACTTTGCAATGCAGTGCCGGGTGCCTCCCGGTGATACCAGCCAGTTAACAACTGGTATCGGCCTGCTTTTTCCCCACAACATGAATGACCGTTGTTGTACCGCTTTAACTGAACCGCGTGCGCATAGCCGCATTCACCGCATTGCAAAGCCTGTTGGTTCTTAGCCTTATGGCGGCCAACCGAACGTTTAACCTATCGCACCGTTGTGTCGATAGGTATGATTGTTGTCATAATGGATACACATGTCAACCCATGGGTTACACTAAAGGCAAAAAAATACCGCCATTTGGCGGTATCTTTATGATATTTGAAGGGTTATTTTTCTCTAGTCGATGGGTCAACATGATCAGAGTAAAAATCTTTGAGTTTTTGCAGGCGCATTTGGAACGCTGCAAGCATGTTGCGCCTTTCGATTGGCGGCAGTTCTCGGTAAACATCAATAAGCGCTAACTCATCTTCGGTAAATCCATCATTTTTCGCTTCCTCTCCCGTAAGTATCCAGGCAAGTGAGGTGTTCGTAGCAGCTGCAATTTTAGCGGCAGAATCCTTACTGATACTCCCCCTGGAAAACCATCTGTTCGCTGCTGAACGGCTAACCCCGGCAATTCTCGCCATGTCTGACTGGGATAGGTGATTTTGTTCCATCAGATACGTAAGCCGCTCTGCAACCTGGCTGTTATTGCTAGTGTCGTTTTTTGTCATGGATTTAATTGTAAGCCTTAGGGCAACAAAAACAATTGCATTGGCTGTTGACATGTGGTGATTCTTTGGCAACAATTGTTGATGTTTAGTCAACACATGGAAAATCATATGACCGGTTTAAACAAAGCAATCAAGATCGCCGGAAATCAGTCAAAGCTGGCATCTCTCTTAGGTATTTCACGTTCTTCCGTTAGTCGGTGGGTCCATAAGTTTGGTGGCAAGGCCCCGCAAGCACAACTTCCGGAAATCTACCGTTTAACCGGGGTCACTCCTCATGAGATGCGCCCCGATCTTCATCCTAACCCAACCAGTGGCCTGCCAGAGAATGATACGGCTGCAGTACAGAAGGAGTCTGATTGATGGAAATCAAACACGAGCACGTAGAAATGGCCTTGTTGGCTTGGGCCGCTGAAGTTGGTCAGGCTTTCGCCGCAAATGCGATCGCCGAAGAGTACGTGCGCATTGGTGGTAATCAGCTGCGCCTGGTGCCCGGTAAAACATGGAGCAATCAGCAGAACATTTTCCACCGCTGGCTTAAGGGGGAGACCGAACTGCAGCGTGAAAAAATCCGGCTCCTTCTCCCGGCGATTTTGCGCGTTCTCCCGCGTGAAATTCGCCACCGACTGAGCATCTACGACACCATTGAGCGTCGTGCGCTGCTTGCTGCTCAGCACGCTATCGGAACGGCTATTGACGCACATGACGATGCTATCGAAGCCGTATACAGCAAGGCGTATCAACCCGGTGCTGTTGAAGTAACTAAATACCACTGATCCGGAGGTGACTATGTGTAACCCATCTGCTGCTGAGCTTATTGCTCGCCTCAAAAAGGCGTACCCGGCTCATGTGCCGGCCGACCGGCCATCAAATAGCATCCTGAAGCCTGGGGCGCGGTTTAAGCACGGACGCAGGGGCTACATGGTGACAGTCATCATCGCGACTGAGAAAGACGTTTCATACCGGAAGGCATGCGGGACTGCTTGCTGGATGGGGTTACGTGAATTTTTACGGCAACACAATGAGGTTTCGGTATGAACAATCAGGTCTTTGACATTGTTCAGGCCATGTCGGGGCAGGGGAATTGCATCACGATCCCCGGACCGTATCTGGATTTCTTTGCTGGGGACAGGCAACAGCATTTGCTGGCGGCGATTTTGAATCAGCTGGTGTTCTGGTCGGGTAAATCAAGCCTGGACGATGGCTGGTTTTACAAAGAGCACGCAGCACTGGCGAAAGAGATTCGCGCTAAAGATGGCGACGTGGTCCGGAAGGCTATGTTCAAGATTACAGAGGGGTACCTGTCGGGGGTAATTGAGGAAGAACTCAGGCAGGTAAACGGCACACCGAAGAAGCATTATCGGGTCGATCAGGATGAGCTAATTGCCAGAATATTCCCTCAAGGGGCTAATTCCACTAAACCATTGAAAGTAGTGGAAACGGCCCAAGAGCCGAATGGATATGGCTTAAGAGCCGAATCGAAGCAAGTAATTGAAACCAATGGAAACGGCTCTCAAGCCGAATGCATTCGTCCCAAGAGCCGAATGGAAACGGCCCAAGAGCCGAATCCTGGAAACGGCTCTCAAGCCGAATCCTATCTCTATACAGATCTTAAAAACAGATCATTACATACAGATCATAAAAACCACGCGGGAGAGATTTCTCCTGTGGATAACTTTGCTGATTCAGTTCCGAAAACTCGCCTCCCGGGGATGGCTCTCCCGGACGCTACTGAAGACAGCAATCTGGCCACCGATGACGATTTCGATCTCGCGATGTGGTTCTGGTCGACCATCGTCGAGATGTACGAACGCGCAGCAGAATTTGATGGCTGCCTGGCAAAACCGAGAGAACCTAATTTTGTTCGCTGGGCCCAGGAGGTTCGCTTGCTACGCCAGGAGCACGGCTGCAACCACGACCACATCCGCACCATGGTTGAGCGTATTCAGCGTGATCACTGGTGGTGCGAGAAAGTTCAGAAAATACCAACCCTGCGCCGGAAGTGGCCTGAACTGGTGCTGAGCCTGTGCCCGGCAAACCTGTCAACCGGCGGGGGCTCATTCGGCATGGGGAAACTGGATACCAACATCCCGAAAGGCTTTCGGGGCTAAGGATTTTTTCATGAAAACGACTAAATCGAAAAAAACACAGTATCGCGGTGAAATCCCAATGCTCGAATTTATCGCGGCCAATCCCGATATGACAGCCGCAGAAATTGCCAGCGCATTGAACCGCGGCATGCCGTCAGTGTCCGGGCAGATCCGTCAGTTGCGAGGGATGCACCGCATCATCCCGGGCGGTCTCCGCAATGGAGCGACCGTTTGGCGTGTTAACGACATGCCGTTTGGGTGTAGCAACCGGGAACGTCTGATGTTTGAGACTCTCCTGAGAGAGCACCGAGGGATTGCGAGATGAAATTACCTGTATGCCCCAAGTGTGGCGCTGCTCCGGAATTTCACTGGAAAGATTACCGGTTTGGATCCTGCTCAGGAGCTCTGAAATGCCCGTATGACCACTATCGCGTTCAGGAAAGCTACTGGGCGGGTAGTCGGAAAAAAGCGAAGCAAAACCTCGAAGAAAAGTGGATAGCGGAAACTGGAGTGAAAAATGGCTAAAAATTCGATCGATGCATACGGCGCCAGCGGCAAAACGAACGTCCTGATGTTCGAACCGGAAAATCTGCACCTTGTGACCGACAAAGCCCACCCGCTTTACGACGAGCGTATCCACCTGCCAATCGACGAAGGGATGGTTCTGAATATCAAGGAACTGGGTGTTCTGGAGCCGATTACTGTCTGGAAAGACCCTGAAAACGGGCTTACCTGCGTAGTTGTAGGCCGTCAGCGAGTTCGCCATACGCTGGAAGCCAATAAACTCCTGCTGAAAGAAGGCAAAACTCCGTTGCTTGTTCCTGGTGTCGTTAAGCGCGGATCGGCAAATCAAATGGCCAAATACATGGTCAGCGAAAACGAAATCCGCAGACCTGATACGGCATTAGGTCGCGCTAAGAAAATGTCAGACGCGATGGACCGGGGCCACGACGAGGACGATCTTGCGGTGCTGTTTGGCTGTAGTGTTCAGACCGTACGCGCAACTCTGTCTCTGCTCGATGCTACACAGGCCGTTCGGGATGCAGTGGAGTCCGGCACTGTTACCGTAACCCAGGCACGGCAACTGGCATCACTGAAACCCGAAGAACAGCGGGAAAAAGTGGCAGAAATCGAATCAGCGACCGCCGGTACTACTGGCCACGAAAAAGCGCGTCGTCAGCGTCAGGTTCTCGGCGATAAAAAACCACGCCTTAAAACCCGCAAAGAAATTACCAAAGCCCTCGAAGGTGCCAGCGGCGATTACGCTGATGCTCTGCGCTGGGTGCTGGGGGAGGCTGTATGAATAACGACGGATTAACACTTAACCAACTGGCAGAGCTTAACGCAGTGCTGGTTTCTGAGGTCGAAAAATTGCGCGCCGAACGTGATCAGCTGGCTGCGGAGAATGTGGGGCTGAAGAAATTCATCCAGACCGATTGCTTTGTGGGACACATCGAGCCTGAAACTTTCCATGAGGAGGAGGTTACTCGCTACGTCAGTGCTGATGGCTATGAGCCAGAAACCCCCGCCACCGACGCCTACCTTGCCGGGATTAAGGCTGATGGGGTGGAACAGGCGGCAAACGAATGTTATGGCGCAGGTTATATCTGCGAAACATTGCTGGCGTACGCCCAGCAGCTGCGCGAGGGGGCCAAATGAGCAAAGAGCCAATGGTTGTCAGCTTCTCAGGTGGGCAGACATCAGCGTTTATGTGTGACTTCCTCATGCAGAACTACGCAGATGCTTACGAATTCCATTTCGTGTTTGCCAATACCGGACGGGAGCACGAGGAAACTCTGATTTTCGCTGACAAGGTGGACAAACTTTTTGGCCTTAACCTTGTCTGGCTGGAAGGGGTTACCAGTAGCGAGCATGGTGTCGGAATGCGTCACCGGGTTGTCTCATTCGAAACCGCATCCAGGAACGGCGAACCATTTGAGCAGTTCATTAGCGTGGAGGGAATACCTAACGTATCGCGTCAGAAATGCAGCGACTATCTGAAGACGCAAACCATCCGGTCATGGATGCGTGCTGTCGGCCTTGCTCGCCGGGGCTGGTCGGCAAAAACGGCAATTGGTATGCGTGCTGACGAGCCAGAACGCGCCAGCATGGAGAAGGCATCAACCAAACGTTACAACCTGGTCTATCCGCTTTGCCATTGGGGCGGATTCGATAAGCAGGATGTGAACGACTTCTGGGATGCCATGCCGTTCAAACTCAACATACCACCACATCATGGAAATTGCCTCACCTGCTTCAAGAAGAGTGACGCGAAACTTTACCTGATAGCTCATGAACACCCTGAGTGGTTCTCCTGGAATCGCGATATGGAAGAGAAATACGGGATGGTTAAAGCAGTTGCTGGCCATACCTGGTGGCGTAGAAGGCGGGATACAGACCATCTAATTACTGATGCAAACCTCGAAGACCGTCAGCGGCTGATTTACCTGACAAATACAAACCCTGATGACGTTGACGGATGCACATCTTCATGTGAGCCGTTCCAGAGCGATGACCTGGCAGAAGACGAATTCGACGACAAGATTGAAGGGAGTGCCGCATGACAACTGATATCACCGAACTGGCGCAGAGAGTAAAAACAGAAGCTTCGGCGATTGATGATACCCAATGGTATCTGGCTAAGCCTTCAGAAATCAGGTCGCTGGTAGAGGCGCTGGAGAAGGCGCAGCAGTACGCCAAAGAGCGCGACGCAGAGAATCAGGATTTGATGCTTACCGTTGGGCGTCTTCGTGTTGAGCGCGAGGAGCTAGAGTCCCGCACCGTGAAGCTGCCGCCTGAGCTTTCCACCATCGGCGAGCTTATCAGGACGCAGGACAACCGCATTACCGATCAGCCCATGTTCGTTGTTTTCCAGAAGCGTGAAATTATCGGAAGCGACGAGCACTCGCCTAGCCGAATTTGCTGGGTATGGGATGGTGAAGAGGTCAGCGAACTGCGAGCCAAACGGCTGGAAGCGCTTTATCAGGATGGTCGTGACACTCGCGGATATGACCGATACGCAATGCAGGAAGTTGATGAGTTTGTTACTGCCTGCTTTACCGAGCATGGATGCAAAGACTTCCTTCGCCAGAACGGACACAATCTGCGCCAGCCGTATATCTACGCCTGCGGCTCTTTCCGAAATAACGAATATCAGCTGGTTAGAAATTGGCTCGCTGGCATCAAGGTGGAGGCTGAGTGATGTTCAACCCAAATGATAATTTCTGCGCTGTATTTCTCGTCTTGGGGATAATCTGCGGCGTTGTTGGCTGGGGAGTAATTGAGTTCATCCTCTGGCTGTTCTCGTTCGTTCACATTTCTTTCGGAGGCTGAGTGATGGCTGAAAAATCATCTTTGGAACGTTTGCGGGAAATCAATGCGGACAATCAACGCAGGGTCACGGTCAGCGTCGGGGTTCTCAAGGCGGCTCGAAGCGAAATTAACGCCCATGTCTCAGTGAATGGAAAGGGTATCATGACGGATATGGTTCTCAACGCCCTGAATGCGATTATCGAAGGAGATAATTAATGACCAGTAAATTAACCCGAGAAGAACTACGCAAACGGGCAAAAGAAAATATCAATAACTTGAGGTTCGCATCAAAGCAGCGAGCCTTCGAAAGCGCTCGTAAAGAAATCCTGGCCGATCTTCAACTGGCAGAATATGCACTGGAAGCAATGGAAAGTGAGCCATACGGTTTCACTGAAGGTGAGCGTTTTGGAATGGTTTTAGAGCCGCGACAATGGCCTGCTCCAAAAGACGGAGAACCGCAACTGCATATCAAAGAGCAACCAGGGCCAGATATCGACACGTTACGACATGCTTTCGAAACGGAAGAGCGAGAGGAAACTGGCGGATTTAACCTACACAAATCTGGTATTGACTATGTGGATAAATCAACTCAAGCGCAGTGGGAGGCATGGTTAGTCTGCCGCGCCGCCATGCTCCAGGCTGGCATCTCCGCGGTAATTCCGGATGGTTACGTGATGGTGCCGAAGGAGCCAACGCAAGCCATGTGCGCTGCATTTAACGATAGCGACTACGGACGCAAGTCTTTGCGCGAGCGTTATGTCGCCATGCTCGCCGCCGCCCAGCAACCACAAGACGAACCACAAAATATTCCTGAAATTATTCCGGGATGGATTCCGGTAAGCGAGCGGATGCCGGACGATGATGACTTTGTCTATATCTGGCCTCGCCCTGACTTTGGTGTTGAGCTTCACGTCGGTCAGTACTGCGAATGTAGCCCTAAAGGTGACGGCTGGTATGCTCAGGTTTATGAGCAAAACTATGGCATTGAGTGGTATCCAATCACTGTAACCCACTGGATGCCGCTGCCAGCCGACCCGCAGGAGGTGAATCATGGCTGAGTTACGCGCAGGTGGGTTGGCTATAATTATCGGTCTAAAAATAAACGTTAATCTCAATGGTAAGTGCGTAGTGCTCCAGCAGCTGGTGAGGCACCTGGATGAATTTATTTCGCCAGTCAATGACTGCATATGGATTCATGATGACCCACGTAATGCGTGGATTGTTACTGGAGATGTTACACACCCAAGTGGGGAATATGGTTGGAGCTCATTATCTCCGGCAAACCTGATACCTATCGACGGCGACGACTTCAGCAATGAAGACGAGCACCAGAAGGAGCGGGAGCATGCCTAAATCCCCAGCAGAACGCAAAGCCATAAAACACAAACACCATATTTGTTATCAACAAATCTAAGGTTTGTTATTTATGCAAATGATAACCAGAAAAAAGCCAGCCTTTACCGAATTGTATCAGACCGGCGTTATGACCCGTATTGTGGCAGTCAGAAACGCAGATAGCGGAAGCTGGCGACTGTTTGGCCTCTGGAGAGATAAGCAAATAGGCGTATACGTAGAAGCCGCTCGCGGAGGTGTCCGGGAATGGTCCGGGCTGGACTACCTGGCTAACTTCTGTGGGAGCTGTGGAATCAGTCTGTGGGAGATTCACTGCAAGGTCGAACCCAAGTTACTTCAGTGATTATTAGCCCATCACTTTAAGCCCGCTTTTGCGGGTTTTCTTTTTCTTGCCTGGAAAATAGGGGGGTGCACGCTACACAAAATGTGCATTCTTTGCTGCGGTAGTTTTTTCTGCTATCTCATTTAATCTGCAATTAATTAAATTCTGAAATTTGCTTGGCTCTTCTATTTTAGTTAAATAGGGGGTTGCACCAGAGAAAAAATATGAATGACTTTTTTATATTCTATGTATTTTTGTAATATATTGAATTTGTTGTTATTTGTGTTTTCATTAGCATTCTCTTTTGCCCGTGAAAATAGGGTCTTGATGGACGATCTAAATATGTCATTGTATTCCAGGGCGTCGCGAGTTCATTTTTATCCATCCCTGTACAGGAAAAGCAAAACCTACGATTTATGGAATACTCATAAGGTGCTGACTAATGAATCAGAAAGAAATGAATGAAGCAATTTGCATCCTGGGCAGCTATGTCGTCGATCATCTTCCTGGTGGCGTTTATGTCGTTACCCCAATTGAAAAGGGTAAAATTGTAACTACCGAGGAATCTCACGAGGAGTGTAAAGTATTCTTCCGGAAGAAGAAAAAGTGATTTATACTAATCATCTCGGCTGAACACCGAACCTATCGCGCCATCACCGGAGTAAAGTGATGACGCAAAAACGCAGCAACACCATTCTACGCCGTGCCTTTGTGCGCGGTGTTTCTGTTTGTCTGTCGCGCCCAGGTGGTGCGATATGAGCAAATCAAAAAACAAAGCTGAAAAGCTCCATCTTAGCCGTGTGGCCGCACTTGGCTGCATAGTTTGCCGAAATCTTGATTACGGTGAATCACCGGCAGAAATCCATCACTGCAGTTCTGGAACAGGCTTGTCTGTTCGCGCTGATAACTTCCATGTAATTCCTCTATGCCATGCCCATCATCGTACTGGTGGTTATGGCGTTGCCATTCATGCTGGCCGTAAGTCATGGGAAGAGAAATTCGGTACTGAAGCTGAATTGCTGGCTCAGGTTCTCCTGGAGTTAGGAGAGACCGTGAATGACTAATTTTTACTGTGAAGCACTTACGGCGCTTCGTTCAGCACCCCATCACTATTTGAAAGAAGTCGGCGACCAGTGGCGGACTCCGGATCTGCTTTTCTGGGGTATTAACGCGATGTTCGGCCCGTTGATGCTGGACCTGTTCGCAGACGACAGCAACGCAAAATGTCCTGTCTGGTACACCGCAGAAGATAACGCACTGACACAGGACTGGTCGGAAATGCTTTCCTCAATCGGTGGCGCAGCTTACGGAAACCCGCCTTACAGCCGCTCTCAGTACCACGAAAAGCAGGCCATTACAGGCATGACGCACATCATGAATTACGCTGCTGCGCAACGCGAGAAGGGCGGCCGCTATGTATTCCTGGTTAAATCAGCGACGAGCGAAACATGGTGGCCGGAAGGTGCGGATCATGTCTGCTTTATCCGTGGGCGAATTGGTTTCGATCTGCCTGTCTGGTTCAACCCTGCCGACGAGAAACAAAAGCCAACCAGTGCGTTTTTCGCTGGCGCCATTGTCGTGTTTGATAAGTCATGGGCTGGCGAGCGGTTTAGTTACATCAATCGAACTGATCTTGAAGCAAAAGGCCGCGCACTTATGACCCTGGCGCAGTTTGCTGCTGGGCAGATGAAAATCAAAAATGAGGTGACTGAATGACCCCACAGCAGCGTCGTAAACACAATGGTGCCCTGTCAGAGGTGGCGACTGCCACACATAAACGATACCTGGGGCGACCCGAATTGTTGACTGGTATTCAGTCCGCCTGGATAAAATCGCTGCTTACCATCTGGGGGGAAAGCGTATGCGGTGGTACAGCCCCCAGGAAGCCTACCAGCCATTCCTGCTGGAAGATGCAGAAGGGCATGCGCTGGTCAGACAAAGCATTAGAGCGCTTTACTGCTGCGATTGAGCAGGCAAGAGAGGAGGGGTTTAGAGGGCAGCAGGCATTAAATCGGGTGCATGCAATTCTATGGCCGAAAGCATCCAGCAGTGTAATAGATACCGCCATCCATGATGATGACGTTGATTTTGTTGAGCAATGCGTACTCAAGGCATTTGATTCAAGTGATCCAATCTACGTTGTTGGCGTTAGCTACTACACCACCCGAAAGAAGATATCCGATATCACCAGAGAGCTGCAGCGGTTAGCCCCCTGGCTCACGTCAGAACAGGCAAGGGAGCGCGTTAAATGGTGCCTTCAGATATTCAGGTCAAAGGTATTTTTATCGGCAAGAACTATCTAATCGTGATTATTTTGGAAAAATAACTTGAATTTCACCCAGGAAGTTAGATAATTCATTTATGCTTGGCAGAGCTGCGCCACTCGGCAGCGACAAAAAGCGACAATTTGAACATAACGAGAACCCCGCCAGTGCGGGGTTTTTGCTTTCCGGCGATACGACAGGGGTATTCGCGAGATGCATTGCATCAGTACCCCTGTCACATCGTCGTAGAGCATTGAAACGAGTTTCATCAGATGTTAAATTTATGGTGTGGTGAATCCCCCTATGCGGAGGGGCATTGCCAGTCTGATATGTTTTTTTGCGCATTGCGAGTCGTCTGTGGACTGGCGGCGACTTACCGGGAGGCACCCGGCACCACACTCCATGTTTTTCTTGTTTTACGTACTATACTTTTTGTGTGGTTGCATCGTTTCGCTAAATCCTGAAATAACGTGCATAAGACGTTGTGGCAGAGCTGGCGGTGTAACCTCCACTGAACAAACTACCATTTTGCCCACTTCGACGAGTGGGCTTTTTTTTGCTCAGACATATAAAGGCCGCGCATTTGTTCGGCCTTTTCTATTTGTGCCGCCAGAACGTCACTCACTCTGTGTGTTGTCGCAAATCCATCTGGTGGCCATTCCCTATACAGGGCTCACCGGCGACGGCTCATAACCCAATCGTCGGGCGCTTGCGCAGATCCCGCCTATTTCCTTAACACAGCGCCATCCGTAACCACGGGGGTGAGGCTATGACCAAGATGAGCACCATTTACAGCAGACTCTCATACGGCACCGGGACCGCATTAACGGGCTGCGGTGTTTCAGCAAAGGCGTATGCCAACGTATCGAAAACAGAGGTATGGATTTTGGCTGACAAAGTGGCGGGTATGAGCCTGAGTGACTGGGCGATCGTTGTCGGTATTGCATGCACTGTTATTACCTGCGGCGTGAACTGGTATTACCGGCGAAAGGAACGGGAGGATCGGCTGAATGGCTATGTCACCAAAGCTGAGGAATAAACTCAGCGCGGCCATGCTGGCGCTAATTGCCGCTGGTGCATCGGCGCCGGTCCTGATGGACCAATTCCTGAATGAGAAAGAGGGCAACAGCCTGACGTCATACCGTGATGGTTCTGGCGTCTGGACAATTTGCCGCGGAGCTACCCGGGTTGATGGCAAGCCTGTAACGCAGGGCATGAAGTTAACGCAGGCCAAGTGCGATCAGGTTAACGCCATTGAGCGGGACAAGGCGCTGGCGTGGGTAGACCGGAATATCAAGGTTCCTCTGACGGCACCGCAAAAAGTCGGTATCGCGTCATTCTGTCCCTACAACATCGGACCTGGTAAATGCTACCCCTCTACGTTCTACAAACGAATCAATGCCGGTGACCGCAGAGGCGCGTGTGAAGCGATCCGTTGGTGGATTAAAGACGGAGGCCGCGACTGCCGGCTGACAAAAGGCCAGAAAAACGGCTGTTACGGTCAGGTTGAGCGACGTGACCAGGAAAGCGCGTTGACGTGCTGGGGGTTAGACCAGTGATAAATTCGGTGAAGCCATGAAGACTAAGTTTGAGCATTCTGTTGCGCATTTTTCCAAAGACCTGAAACCCAGCCATGGGCCTCAGAAATGGCCTTGGTGGCGTTTGGTTTCCTTCAGTCTGGTACCAATCACTGTCTATAGCCCGTCATATGGTTTGCGTCTGTGGATTTATACCCGCTGGGGCGCTGGCTACGTTGGCATTTATATAGACAGGCGCGCAAAACGATGAACCGCTTAACCGCAATTATCAGCGCAGTGGTTATCTGCCTGATAGTCAGCCTTGGGTGGTTGGCTAATCATTACCACACCAACGCCACTGAGTTTAAAAGGCAGCGCGACGAGAAAGTGAAGGCGCTCGACCTGGCGAACTCCACCATCACCGACATGACAACCCGCCAGCGTGACGTTGCTGCGCTTGATGCGAAGTACACGAAGGAATTAGCCGATGCAAAAGCTGAAAATGATGCTCTTCAGCGCAAGCTTGATAATGGTGGCCGGGTGCTCGTCAAAGGCAAGTGTCCAGTGTCAGCCACAACCCAAACCGCCGGCTCCGCCAGCATGGGCGATGATGCCACCGTCGAACTCTCTGCAGTTGCTGGACGAAACGTTCTCGGTATCAGGGCCGGCATCCAACGAGATCAGACGGCCCTGAAGACGCTGCAGGAGTACATCAACACTCAATGCAATTGAGATAGCACTTCACCATTCCCATAAGAAAAATGGTAAATGCGGCCATAAGAGCCGTTCTCATCGTTTATTGCATTGTAAGCAGAATGCAAAGACTAGCTGTTTTAGCTACTTTAATTTCGATTTCAACAGGTTGCGCATCTCTTTTTTGGCTCTATGAGTAAATTCGTCTTCATTCTCATTGGCTTGAGGATTACCAATTTTATCTTGAAGCTCGTCAAGAAATTTTTCATCGGTCACCAGTTCAGCAGCTTGATTGGCAAAATCAGATTGCTTATCTCCACCAATGCCTAACGCTCTGGGACTTATACAAGAGATTTTGGTGTAAATCTCAGTTGCCAGAGCAGTAGATGCAGTAGATTGTGTTGTCGAATGGTCTGGAAGCTGTTTATTAGCTCCGGAGATGACATTGCGCACCACATCTTTAAGCTTCACCATGCTTCACCTCATTTTTGCTATCGCGATAATACTTGCGAAAAATTCCTTCAAATGCATCAACAAGGATGTTGATGATTTTATCTTTCTGCTCGTTGCTTAGGCCTGCCCATATGGAGGCAAAAAAACCGAAGATTTTCAGAAAAATGTTTATCACTGCAATACCTCATGGCTGGATGATAGGAGCATCATTAATAAGTATCTTGCATGCCATTACTTTGAATAAAAATGACATTACTTCACAAATACAGATATTGGATAACGCTTACAAGTGTTTTCAGTAGATTAATTGATATCACAAAGGCCACCTTTATGGAGGGCGGTTCATTAACCGGGTGGCTTTATTAATGGCTTTAACCACAGGAACAGAACCATGGCAACACCGGACTGGGAGGCCATCGAGTCGGCATACCGGGCCGGAGTCCTTGTTCTCCGTGATATAGGCGAGCAAAACGGCGTTACTGAAGGGGCTATCAGGAAGAGAGCTAAAAAGTTTGGTTGGGTACGCAAGACAGGTACGCAGGTACGCAAAAATGGTACGCAAGCCGGTACGCAAGCCGGTACGCAAAAAGGAAAGGTGCGTACTACCGTAAAGCCCGCCCGCTCTGGCGGTACGCAAAAAAGTACGCAACCAAAAGCAGAACCTCCACCAGATACGAAACCGATACGCGGATCGCGTACCGATCCTCCAACCAATCCATTTCAGGCCGGTAATCAGCAAGCGCTAAAGCACGGGGGTTATGCCCGTCGCCTCCTCCTGAAAGATGAAGTGATCGAGGATGCCTGGGCGTTACAGTTGGAAGATGAATTGTTCCGACTCCGGGCTAATAACCTGACAGCTGCCGAGAATATTGGCCGCTGGCTAACGCTGATGGAAGATGCTGAAAGTGATGAGGCACGGGATAAATTGGCAGCGCTCATGGTTGCTGCTGACAAAGCCATGATGCGTAACACAGTGCGCATTGAGTCCATCGTGGGCACGTTGGCTACGGTCGGCAAAATCTTTGCTGACACAGACTACCGCAAAGCCGCCACTGAGAAAGTATCACTGGAGGCTGATCGCCTGCGCCGTGATGCTGGCATTGATGATGGTAATGGAGAACGCGATCTCAATGACTTCTACTCTGACATCCAGACCGACACTGAATCCGGTCCTGAGAAACTTCTGGACGACACAGGCGCGTAACAAGGTGCTTTTTGGTGGCCGGTCATCGTCAAAATCATGGGATGCTGCCGGTATAGCGATATTCCTGGCGAATAAGTACACCCTGCGTTTTTGTTGTGCCCGTCAGATCCAGAACAAAATAGAAGAGTCGGTGTACACCCTGCTCAAAATTCAGATTGAGCGGTTCGGGCTGCGGCATCGCTTCCGTATTCTGAACAACAAAATCATTAACCGGGTGACCGGTTCTGAGTTCGTGTTTTACGGCCTCTGGCGCAACATCGAAGAGATAAAGTCGCTTGAGGGCATTAGCGTGCTCTGGCTGGAAGAGGCCCACGCTCTGACTGAGTACCAGTGGAAGATTCTGGAGCCTACCATCCGTAAAGAGGGCTCAGAGTGCTGGTTCATCTTTAACCCAGGACTAGTAACCGATTTCGTATGGCGTAACTTTGTGGTCGATCCTCCAGAAGATACGCTGATACGAAAAATCAACTACGACGAAAACCCGTTTTTGTCTGACACCATGCTGAAGGTTATCGAAGCCGCTAAGCGAAGGGATCCCGACGGGTTTAAGCACGTCTATGAGGGTGTGCCTGAATCGGATGATGATGCGGCCATTATCAAACTCTCATGGATAGAGGCGTCGGTAGATGCTCATAAGGTCCTAAACTTCGATCCTAGCGGCCGCAAGCGCATTGGTTTTGACGTTGCGGATAGCGGGGCGGATAAGTGCGCCAACGTCTACCGTCATGGTTCTGTTGTGTACTGGACGGATGAATGGAAGGCCAAAGAGGACGAATTGCTGAAGAGTTGCCAGCGTACGTACCAGGCGGCTCTAGAACGTGAAGCAGATATCGTTTACGACTCCATTGGCGTCGGCGCATCTGCTGGTGCCAAGTTCTCAGAAATCAATGAGGACCGGCGCAGGGAGAGCATGTACTCACGCAACGTCAATTATCAGCGGTTTAATGCCGGCGCAGCCGTTCACGAACCTGACGAAGAATACAACGGGATCCCGAACAAAGACTTTTTTGCCAACCTGAAAGCGCAGGCATGGTGGCTGGTAGCGGATCGCTTCCGTAATACCTTCAACGCGGTAAAGAACGGTGAGCAGTACCCGGTAGATGAGCTGATAAGCATCGACTCATCCTGTCCGCTGCTGGAAAAGTTAAAGCTAGAGCTGACCACCCCGCACCGTGATTTTGACAAGAATGGTCGCGTAATGGTGGAGAGCAAGAAAGACCTCGCTAAGCGTGATGTTCCGTCACCGAACGTGGCTGATGCATTCATTATGGCATTCGCCCCGACTGATACGGCAATGGATATCTGGGAAGCCCTGGGAAGAGGTTAAACATCTGGAAATAGCCACCTCACGCCGAAAAATCCCTATTCACTTTTTGACCCTGTTTATGCACGTTTTATTCACGCACTTTCTGCTACTTATCCTGACGAAATAAGCCTTTGGCGGACATTTCATCATGGGAGGGATCCGGCTGGTGCGGGTAACAGTCATTATGTTAAATCGCGCCATTTTTAACAAATTATCTGATCCGTCACGGGTATCGAAAAACCGGAGCATCATCACCATGGCGAAAAAAACGGGACGAGTCGCCACGGCGGATTCGTACGATAACTTTATGGCCCGCGTCGGCATGCAGCAGCCTAACCAGCACGCTGCATCGACATACCGGGCGAACTATACCAGCCGTAACCGGCTGCTGATTGAGTATGCGTACCGCTCCTCCTGGATTATTGGCGCCGCTGTCGATTCGAAAGCGGACGACATGACCAAAAAGGGCGTTCGCATTACCAGCGAGATTGACCCGAAGCGTCGGGGAGTGCTGGAGTCACGTTTTGATGAGCTACAACTGTGGGACTGCATCAACGAGACGTTGAAATGGTCCCGGCTATACGGCGGGGCTGTTGCACTGATCCTTATTGAAGGGCAGGCACCGTTAACGCCTTTGATGTTGGATAAGGTCGGCAAGGGAAGTTTCAAAGGACTGGCCGTCCTCGACCGCTGGATGATTAATCCGCAACTGACCAGACGCATAAAAGCGCTTGGGCCTAACCTCGGCAAGCCAGAGTTCTACGATATTGTGACGACAGCGCAGGGTCTGCCTGCCTGGACAGTTCATCACAGTCGCCTGATCCGCATGGATGGTGTGAAGCTGCCATATCAGCAAAAAATCACCGAAAACGAGTGGGGCATGTCCATTGTAGAGCGCATTTTCGACCGTCTGACCTCCTACGACAGCACCAGTGTCGGCGCAGCCCAGCTCGCGTATAAGGCGCATCTGCGAACAGTTAAGATTAAAAAGTTACGTGAAATTATCGCGTTGGGCGGCAAGCCATTCGAAGCGCTACTCAAGAACATGGAAATGGTCCGCCAGTTCCAGACGAATGAGGGAATGTCCCTCTTTGATTTGGAGGATGAATTTGAAACTCATTCTTATTCTTTCGCGGGCCTCTCTGACCTCCTGGGGGAGTTTAAAGAGGATATCGCGGGTGCTGTTGGTATCCCTCTTGTTCGCTTGTTCCGACAGTCACCAAAGGGGTTTTCAACCGGCGATGCTGATTTGGCGAACTACTACGATGACGTGGGGACGCTACAGGAGCGAGATTTACGGCCTCACATCCGCCTGCTATTCGATGTACTGCATCGCTCGGAGTTTGGTGAGCCGCTGCCGGACGATTTCACTTTCGAGTTTAATCCACTGTGGCAGATGAGTGACACCGACCGATCAACTGTAGCGACCAATACCGCCAATGCCCTGGCAACGGCTGTGCGCGATTTGGGCATGTCTCCAGCAGCTGCGCTGACTGACCTACGTGAACTGGCCGATGTAACAGGCATCGGGGCATCAATTACTGACGAGGATATCCAGAATGCGGCGAAACAGTGGGAGGAGACTGAATCTGAAACCCAACCTCCGCCGCCGGTCGGAGCGCCAGTATCAGAAAAGCCTACTGGCGATAGTCGACCAGATAAACCAAATCGTAACGGGTTCATACGATGGTTCACAGGCAAGCGCTGAGAGCATTGCTAAATCTCTGGTTGACTACTCCGGGGTGATCGACGACTGGGCCGAAATGGTCGGCAGAAAGATGTTTGCCCAGGTAGAGCAGGAAGAGTGGAACCAGTGGCGGTCTGTCTCGGAAGAAATTTCCGCAGGGTTGCGTGATGTGGTTGGCAATACTCCTGTTGGTATGGTCGCACAGGACATCGTGTACCGGCAGATTCGCTACATGAAGTCGCTGCCTTTAGAGGCGGCTGGCAGGGTCAGGGAAATTCAGGAGAGAGCGATACAGGCGGTTATCAACGGTGAGCGACCTGACCAGCTCTACGAGATGATCATGCAGTCCGGCGATGTGGCGGCCAGCAGGGCGCGAATGATAGCGCGCACTGAGATAGGTCGCGCCACTGGCGCACTGACACAGGCGCGGGCTCTGGCAGTCGGATCGGAGGGCTACTGGTGGCGCATTGAGGGTGCTGGCACCCGTCCATCACACCGCAAAATGAAAGATAAGTTCGTGCGCTGGGATAACCCGCCGACTCTCGACGGCATGACCGGACATGCCGGGTGTCTGCCTAACTGCAAATGTTGGTCGGAAGTGCAGATTCCTGACCCGGGAAAATGAAAAAACAGCGGCTATCCCTGTGATTCTTGCTGAACAATCAAACCCGCGAAATGTTACCAAAATGTTGTGATAAAAAAGAGGCCAAAATCGCCAGTCAAACTGGATCTTTTGCGGCTTTAATGTGGCGTTTTGGTTGAGTTCATTTTTGCTGGTGCGGGTAAGAACCATTATGTTAAATAGCCCGCTATTTTGAACAATTAACCCTTAACCGAAGGTCGCCTCTGAGCGGCCTTTTTTGTTGCCCGAAGAGGTGAGAATGAAAAAGGTCCATATCGAATCAAAGCGAGCCGGCGACCGCAGGATTATCGAAATGTCGATAGGCGGCATCACCGCGCGTTATCGCGCCGCTGGCGAGATCCAAGAGTTAAAAGCCACAGGTCGCGGTAACGTCCGCCAGGTTAAGGCGCTGCTCCGTGAGTTTATTCGCAACGCTGACCCCGCGCTCATTTAGCGAGGCACCATGAAATATTTCTTTAAAACCCGCCTGGGGAATACTCGCTTCCAGCTCGCTGATGGCTCGGTGCTATTCAAAGACGTACCGATCGGACGCACTGGAGAGCAGGTCTACGGCGCGGAAGAATTGCCGGGGATTGAGCCAGATACTCAGGGGTTGATCGTCGTTCGCCGGACTCCAGAAGAGGTATTTAGTGAGCGCACAATAGCCTCTTTTGAGGGGATGGCAGTCACTATCGGTCATCCGAAAGATTTCAACGGCAACATCATTTTCGTGACGCCAGAAAACTGGCGCCGACTGGCAAACGGCCATATTCAGAACGTCAGGCGCGGTAGCGGAGATCAGGCAGACCTGCTCCTGGCTGACGTTATCGCAAAAACACCGGAAGCTATCCAGGCGGTGGCAGATGGTGATGACGAGGTTAGCTGCGGGTATGACGCAGACTACCGCCAAATCTCGCCGGGTATCGCGGAGCAGTACGCGATCACCGGTAATCATCTGGCTTTCGTCCCTAACGGGCGGGCCGGTTCTCGCTGCGCACTTGGAGATAGCATGCCAAATAAAGCCAAAAACTGGTGGGAGCGCCTTGTGCGCGCTCGTAAAACCAACGACGCCGCCGAAATGGCGAACCTTATTGATAATCCACCAGAGAGCGTTACGGGTGATGATGACGTGAGTTCGACGCTTACGCCTGGTGGGGTGGTGATTAATCTCTCACCTCAAAGCCCGCTGCCGGGTCCAGCTCTTCCGGGGACCGGTGATGCAGAAGAAGAAATTCCCGACTGGGGTAAGGCGCTGATTGAAGCGGTTGCCAAACTCACCCCGGCAGCTGCGACCGGCGATGAGGATGAGGAGGAGAAGAAAGAGGAAGAGGGTGCGGTTACCGGCGATGCCGCCTATCGTGCCGATCTGATTCAGCCAGGCATTCAGTTGCCCGCCAAAGCAAAGCCTACCGCATTCAAGCGCTCAGTGCTGGCAACTGCCGATCAGGCGATGGTGCGCTCTATCGTTGGTGATGCCGATATCACCAAACTGAAAAAAGCTACGGTAGATATGGCATTTAACGCTGTATCTGAACTGGCGAAGAATCGCAATACCGCGGCTAAAACTACCGATAGTTTCCGCTCTATCAACTCCAACACCACTAAAACCATCGCGGAGATTAACGCTGCCGCGAAGGAACTCTGGGCTAAACGCTAACGAGGCATTCAATGGATAACACTTTTCTTTACCGGATGCCTGCGGGCATCGCCGGCGCAATCTCTCGTCCGCAGGATCTGACGGTTGAACCTCAGACGCTGGACAGCACAAAGGCATTCGCCGCGTACGGTCTTGCCGGTAAGTTTTCGGCAGGTAAGTTTGTGCCGATTGAGGCGGCTGATACGGCTGCTGTTGTGGTGGGTATCTATGTTCGTCCTTACCCAACTACAACTCAGCCCGACAAAGTGCGCCAGATCGGGAGTGGCTATAACTTCGCGGGCGACTGCATGAAGCGTGGTTATGTCACGGTCAACCTCGGCGCTGATGCCAGTTCTGTAACGCTTGGTGGGGTTGTTTTTATGCGCGTGGCCACGCCGACAGCATCAAGCCCGCTGGGTGCCTTCCTTGCCGCTGCTGATGGCGAGAACACGGTGCAGATCACCAACGCTTACTTCAATGGCCCCGGCGACACGAACGGCAACATTGAACTGGCCTTTAATATTTAAGGAATTCGCAAATGCCAATGACATTTGACCAGGCAACAGTAGACAGTTCTGGTGCCTTTCTCATCGGAGAACTGGAGCGCCTCGACCAGACGCTGAATCTGCCGCTGACCTCGCAGACGTGGAGTCGCGATATTCGGTTGCGCGAAGACGTGTCTATCGCTGACGAAATCAGTTCTTTCACCAACACCACCTTTGCTGCGGCTGGCACGCCTAATGCCAACGGCAAGAACTGGATCAGCCCGCTGGCAACAGCAATTGCCGGTATCAACGTTGATATCGAGAAGAAAGGCTTCCCGCTCGAATTGTGGGGCATGGAGCTTGGCTGGACTGTTATTGAGCTTAATGCTGCTGCGCAGGTCGGTCGCCCCATCGACACCCAGAAATACGACGGCATGCAGCTTAAGTGGAACATGGACACCGATGAGCAGGTTTATATCGGTGACACGGCAAAAGGCGCAAAAGGGCTGCTTAACCTGTCTCAGGTAACGCCGACCAACGCGACCAAAACGTGGGCTACCTCAACCGCCGACGAAATCCGCGCCAGCATTAACCAGGTGCTGAGCAATGCATGGGCCCGTTCCGCTTACTCCAAAGTGCCGGAAGATTTGCTGATCCCGCCTGAGCAGTATTCGTTCATTGCTAGCACCATCGTTTCCAGCGCCGGTAACCAGTCTCTGCTGACCTACCTGGAAACGAACACTATCGCTTACCACCAGAACGGCAAGCCGCTGAACATTCGTCCGGTTAAATGGATGAAAGGTCGCGGTGTGGGCGGTACTGATCGCATGGTCGCCTACACCAATGATAAGAAGTTTGTTCGCTTCCCGATGGTCCCGCTGCAGAGCGTCCCGATCCAGTATCGCGGCCTGTATCAGCTGGTGACCTATTACGGCAAGCTGGGTGCGGTTGAACCGGTTTACCCGGAAACCCTGAACTACATGGATGGCATTTAATCCAGATACAGCCCCTTCACAGGGGCTTTTTCTAAGGAACTCCGATGAAGAAAATCTATGTACTGACCGCGTTCAACTTTAACGACGGCGACAAAATCACTCCGTTTGCGGCGGGGTTTCATGACGTTGATGATGCCGTTGCAGAGCATTGGTTTGTGAAAGCGCATTGCTCACCTGATGGTGAGGCCCCGGCAGTGGTTGAAGACCCGCGTATTGCTGAGTACGAAGCGCGTATTGCAGAACTCGAAGCGAAGCTGGCGGAGACTACCACTAATGGCAAGAAATCAAAGTCTACCGACGCCTGAGAAGTTCAGGGCAGCATTCCCGCAGTTCGCTGACGAAACAAAGTACCCAACCACAATGATCCAGGCGCGGCTTGCCCTCGCTGATGTCCTGCTGAGTGAATCGCGTTTTGGTGAAGATATTTTCCCCTATGTTGTTGGTCTGTATGTCGCGCACTACCTGTACCTGTACGCTGCTGATATGCGTGGCGTTGCTGTTGGTTCGGCTGGTGGTGCAAATAGCGGTGTGCAGACGTCAAAGTCAGTGGATAAGGTTTCGGTAAGCTACGATGCCAGCGCGACGCTTGACCCTAATGCGGGCTTCTGGAATAACTCCCGTTATGGGTCTGAGTTCTGGGAATATCTGATGATTTTCGGTGCGGGAGCAGTTCAATTGGGGACGCCGTAATGAAAAGCGGACTCACGATACGCTCTGACAATTACGCCGATGTTCTCGACGCACTGAATAAGCTATCTGGCACCGATGTGCTGGTGGGCATTCCCGCTGGCCCTCCACGTGAAGATTCCCCACTGAGTAATGCCGAAATTGGTTACCTGCAGTCCACCGGGGCGACCGTGGAGATTGACGGCGAGATCGTCACGCTCCCGCCACGGCCTTTTCTCGATATGGGGATAGAGGATTCTCGGGATAAAACCACCGCACGGCTGAAGCTTGCCGCACAGGCTGCTCTTGAGGGTAATTCTGGTGTGGCAGAGCAGCATCTTGAAGCCGCTGGACAGATTGCCCGAGATGCGGCAAAGGCGGTTATTGGTGATGGTGATCGACTAGAGCCTTTATCCGAAAAGACGCTTAAGCGACGTCGTGCTGCTGGTTTGAGAGGTATTAAGCCGCTGTACGCTCATGGCTTCCTGTTGCGTGCGATTCAATACGTCGTAAGGAAAAAATAATGCCTTTACTCGATGTGACAGAGGTTCTTCTGGACCCGGATTTTGTCGATCTGACGTTGGTATGTCACCGACAGGTGCAGACGGTTGACGAAGATAACTTCCCGATCAATACGCCGCAGGATATCCCGTTCTCCGGGGTGGTGACCGTTGACCGCTCTCTGGAAGCTAAACGTATGGCCGCCGGACAGAACATCAACGGCGCAATCCTCATCGTTACTCAGTTCAGGCTTACGCAGGGTCAGCCCGGACTGGATGCTGACACAGTGACCTACCAGGGGCGCGACTATCGCGTGACGTTTGTCGATCCGTATACGGCCTACGGCGCCGGGTTCGTCCAGGCACATTGCGAACTGCTGGAATTTGACGGAGGTACGCCAGTTGAGTAACGACAGCACAAAGGCGGGTTATCTGACGCCAGTCGGTGATTCTCCGCCCTACGATGAGGATCTGGAGCGGTTAATTAGCCGTTGGATACGGGGTGTGACAGGGCTGGATGCCACGCTGGTTTACCCGCGGTGGACCGACCCGCAAAAGCAGATACTCAAAAACGGCATTACCTGGTGCGCGTTCGGTATCACCGGCATTCAGGAGGACTTCAACCCGGCGTACGTGCAGGGCGAAGAGAACACAGAACAGTGGTCGCATGAGACCGTGAGCCTGATCTTGTGTTTCTATGGCCCGCAGGGGCTGGCAATGGCCACGCGCTTTCGTGACGGTCTGCTGGTATCGCAGAACAATGACGAATTGAACCGCTCAGGCCTGACATTCCTTCAGATGGGCCGGATCCTCAACCTTCCCGAACTCATTAATAACCAGTGGGTGCGCCGGTACGATATCAGCGTTGACCTGCGCAGAAAAATTACCCGCACCTACAACATAGCTTCCGTCATCGACGGCAGTGTCACAATCACCACCGGAGATTAAATCATGGCGAAAGGTTTGCCATTAAGTCGGGTCGCTAACGTGGCCGTGACACTTTCCGCTCGCGCTGCGCAGGGTCGTAACTTCGGATCTATGCTGCTGCTGGGCGACTCAACCGTTATCCCTATTTCTGAGCGCATACGACTGTATTCAAGCGCCGATGATATTGGCGATGATTTTGGTGTAGATAGCCAGGAATATGCGGCAGCGGTTATCTGGTTTTCACAGCAACCGCAACCGACGCAAATCTACGTTGGTCGCTGGGCTAAAACGCTGGCAAGCGGTGAAGATGGTGCGGCGGAAACGCTGCTGCAAGCCGTTAATGCACTGATGGATTACAACTCATGGTACGGTTTGCATCTGGCAGTACCTGAGGCTGATTACCCCGCTGATGCGGATATTATCAGCGTGGCCGCAGCGGTTGAAGCATCAACGGTATCCCGCATCTTTGGCATCACCACTGATGAGGCTACGATTCTGGATGCTGCAACGACAACGGATCTTGCTTCGAAACTGAAGGCCGCTAAATACAGCCGAACCTTTATCCAGTATTCGACCAGCAGCAGCTATGCAGCGCTGTCAGCCTTTGCGCGTGCGTTTACTGTTGATTTTACCGGCAGTAACACGACGATCACCCTGAAGTTCAAACAGCAGCCAGGAATTACCTACGAAACCCTGGGCACATCGCAGGCCAACAACCTGGAAACGAAGAACTGTAACGTGTACGTGTACTACGAAAACGATACGGCAATTCTTGAGCAGGGGGTGATGAGCAACGGTGACTTCTTCGACGAGCGCCACGGGCTGGACTGGCTGCAGAACGCTGTTCAGACCGCCGATTTCAACACGCTTTATACCAGCACAACCAAAATCCCACAGACCGATGCCGGTACCACAACCCGTATCGCCAATATTGAGCTGGTACTCGATAAGGCTGTCACCAATGGCCTGTTTGCTCCGGGTAAATGGACTGGTGGCCCGATGGGGCAGTTAAGTACTGGGGATACGCTGACGAAAGGCTATTACACCTGGGCCGAAAACGTCGACGACCAGCTGCAGGTCGATCGCGAAGCGCGTAAAGGGGTGCCGATTCAGGTCGCCGGTAAACTTGCGGGTGCCGTTCATTACGGGACTGTTGCCATCACGGTTGTGCGCTAAGGAGCCATAAATGTCTACGTATTCTTTTATTGATGTTTCGGCCTCTCTCGCAGGTCCTACAGGTTTACTTGAGCTGGGGTATGGCTCAGGGAACTCCGAAGAGGGCATTACGATCACGATGACCGAGGCGAAGAACACCATGACCGTCGGTGCTGATGGTGAGGTGATGCACAGCCTGCATGCCGGAAAGAGCGGCACCATCACGGTGACTCTGTTAAAAACCTCCCCGGTGAACAAAAAACTGTCGTTGATGTATAACGCACAGAGCCAGTCCTCAGCTACCTGGGGAAACAACGTTATTGTCGTGCGCAATAAGGCATCAGGCGATATCTCTACCGCGCGATCCTGCGCATTCCAGAAACAGCCAGACCATTCCAACGCGAAAGTGGGTAACACTGTTTCGTGGGTCTTTGATTGCGGCAAGATTGACCAGTTACTGGGGGAGTTTTAACAGATGGAATTTCAAATCAAAGGCGTTAACTACCGCTCCGCCAAACTCGATGTTTTCCAGCAGTTGAAGGTCAGCCGTAAACTTCTGCCGGTGCTGGCCGGGCTGGTTAGTGAATTTTCGACGCTGAAGGCACAGGCTGTTGCCGGGAACTCTGGTGCTGTAGTGGAAAGTGTGCTGCCGAAAATCGCCGACACGCTGGCGGCATTGCCGGATGAGGACGTTAACGCGGTGATTTATCCGTGCCTGGGCGTCGTTTCCCGCCAGCATGAAAAGGGATGGGTGAAAGTCTTCGATCAGGGCGTGCTGATGTTCGACGACATCGACCTGTTCACGATGCTGCAGCTGGTGGCGCGGGTGGTCGCCGACAGCCTGGGAAATTTTTTGAAAGAACTCCCCGCCAGCGAGACGCCCACCCCGCCAGCGGCCTGACGCTTGAGTCCTTACCTGAAGGCGAAAGCTTCCTGATGCGCCCGGTGGAAGCCGGGTATATCCCCTATACCGCCCTGAAGGACGGGTCAGTCGACCTGGCCGATATTGCCCGCATGAATGACTGGCTGGACCTCAAAGCCGATAACGATTACCGCATAGCGAAATGGAGAGAGGCTAATGAACGCTGAAACGCTCAAGGACTTTCTGATCTCGCTTGGGTTTAACGTTGATGAGGCTGGTGCCAGAAAATTTGATTCGGTGGTTACCGGGACGACGCTCAAGGCGATCGAGCTTGGTACCAAAGTAGAATTGGCCGCTGCATCGGTCGTGGCGTACACGGCCAAAATCGCCAGTAGTCTGGATAACCTGTACTGGGCTTCTCAGCGTACTGGCGCGACGGTGCAGGGCATTAAGCAAATCGGGTATGCCGTCAGCCAGATGGGTGGCAGCGTGGACGCCGCCCGAGGCTCACTTGAAAACCTGTCACGATTCGTGCGTAACAACCCCGGTGCTGAAGGCTTCCTGAATCGTCTTGGCGTGCAGACTCGCGATGCTAAGGGCAACATGCGGGATATGGCCAGCATCTTCACCGGCGTCGGCCAGCGTCTTAGCAGCATGCCGTACTACCGTGCAAACCAGTACGCACAGATGCTGGGTATTGATGAAAATACCCTGATGGCAATGCGTCGCGGTATCGGCCAGTTCAGTGGCGAATATACCGCAATGGCGAAAGCGATCGGCTATAACGCCGACGTGGCTGCCGTCAGTTCAAACAAGTTCATGGCCTCGCTGCGCTCCTTCGGTCTGATGGCCGGCATGGCACGGGATAAAATCGGTTCCGGCCTCGCTGATGGGCTGGCCGGGTCGCTGGACCGGCTGCGGCGCCAGATACTGGACAATTTCCCGAAAATCGAAGGTGCAATCACCGCGACGGTTAAGGGGATCCTCTGGGCTGGTGAAATGGTCGGCAGGATGATTTACCGGCTCATGCAGTTAGGCCAGGGTATCAGTGACTGGTGGGATTCCCTGGATAAGCAGTCACAGGAGCTGATAGAGCTCCTCGGTGCGCTTACTGCTGCATGGTGGCTACTGAACCGCGCCATGATGGCGTCACCCATTACCTGGGTGCTTGGCCTTGCGGGTGCCATAACGTTGCTTTGGGAGGATTATCAGACCTGGAAAGAGGGCGGCAAAAGCCTTATCAACTGGGAGAAATGGAAACCTGAAGTTGATGCCGCGCTTAAGATGGTTGGCGACCTGAAACAATCGGTCATCGATCTCGGGAAGGCGCTGGCGAAGCTTCTGAACATCGACCCAAAATCCTGGTCACTGAAGTGGGACTTCAGCAATTTCATTACCCAGATGGGTGAGTTCAGCAAAATGCTGAGCATGATTGGTGATCTGCTGAATGCCATCAAAGATGGCCGCTGGTCTGATGCTGCCAGTATTGGTAAGGCGCTGCTCAGGCAGGGAAGCGATCAGCCTGATGCGCTGCCTGGCGTTTCAGATAGTGCGAATAGTGCTGCTGATTGGGTGAAAGAGAAAACTGGCTTCGACCCTCGCAGCCTCGGGCGCGCTTTCAAAGGGGATGGAAACACTCGTGCTGATCGCAACAACAACCCTGGCAATATCCGCCCGGTTGGCGGTGGGGGCTTCCGTACCTTCGAGAACGCCCTTCATGGCTGGACCGCCATGAAAAACCAACTGATGCGCTACTTCACCGGCAAGACCACAGGTCGCCGGCTGAAAACCATTATGGATATCGTCAGCACCTGGGCGCCAGCGGGGGATAACAACGATCCACAGCTTTACGCCAGACAGGTTGCCGGATGGATGGGGGTATCACCTACGGCAGCGCTGAACCTGTCAGATCCGAATACGATGGGGGCACTAATGCAGTCTATGGCCCGCAAAGAAGGCTATTCGAACTGGAACAGCCCGCTGGCTTATCAGGCATCAGGAGCTAGCGTGGAGCAGAATAACAATTATTACATCTATGGTAATAACGCAATGGAGGTAGGTCAGGAGGTTGGCCGGCGCCAGGTCGATTCAAATGCCAGGGTAATGCGGAAAAATCAAAATGGAGTGGGCTAATGGATATTCTCTCTACGCTATTCCAGCAGCAGTCCCGGCGTATCGGCCTGATTATCCCCAGCGTGGTTATCTCTGAAAAACACAGCGATACCCTGGAAATCACAGAGCACCCGGTTGAAACGGGTGCGCCTGTTTCAGATCATGCCTACAAACGGCCCTCAGAGGTCGTTATGGAGGTTGGATTTTCAGGTGGTGGCTCGCTTCTTGATTTTATTGATACATCCTCTCTGGGGCTTACGCTCGGCCTCAGCCCAAGAGAAACCTATCAGCAAATTCTGGACCTGCAGGCCAGCCGAATCCCCTTTGATGTCGTCACGGGAAAAAGGCTATACAGCAACATGCTGATCAGGGCGATTGAAGTCACCACTGACCGCACGTCGGAAAATGTTCTGATGGCGGTGTTAACGCTTCGGGAAGTGATTATTACCCAGACTCAGCAGATAACCGTTGCCGATAAGGCCGATATGAAGGAAGGGGCGAACACCTCAGCGGTTATTAATTCCGGCACCAAAGCGGCAAAACCTCAGAATGAATCTCTTCTCAGCTCCGGCTGGCAGGGGCTTAAATCAATTCTGGGAGGCGGTTGATGCAGATTAACGAAATTCCCCTTACTGCTGATAATCAGCAATTCAGCACCATTCTGGCAGGTGTTACCTACCAGATCAGCATCATTTGGCGGGAGCCGTGCTGGGTTCTGGATATCGCAGATAGCACCGGTAGCCAGGTCGTTAAAGGTATCCCTCTGGTGACGGGTGCTGACTTGTTGGCGCAGTATTCCTATCTCGGTTTCGGCTTCAAACTCGCCGTGGTTTGCGACGACCCTAGTCAGGATTATCCAACCCAGACCGATCTCGGTACCGCCAGCCACCTGCTGGCAATAACGGAGTAATTATGTCTCAAAACTGGATGCGTCACTTTGAACTACAGCTGCTCGATGAGAACGGAAAAGGGATTGATTTAGGTAACTTCAAAGTTACTTTCACGATCGACTGGTTCAACATCAGCAGCGCTACGCGAACAGGTACATTCAAAATTTACAACCTGTCGGCGGATACCGTTAACCGCATTACAGGGAGCGAATTTTCGACGATTCGGGTCATCGCAGGTTATGACGGCATAGCCGCGGATGTTGACGCCAGTGATGTAGGCCGCGTTCGTGAGGTTGATGCGTCGAAGGTGGGGCAGTCTGACGGCCGAAACTGGGGATTGCTGTTTACTGGCGATATTCGCTACACAATCACCGGCAAAGATAATCCTGTTGACTCGTTCGTGCTTATTCAGGCTGCCGATACAGATCTGGCGTTTACCTCTTCAATCACGGTGCAGACGCTGGCGGCAGGCTATACCGTTGCTGATATGAACCGTGCCTTGATGAAAGATTTCGAGGCGAAGGGCGCAGCAGAAGGCGTAACCCCTCAGATGCCCGCCACGGTATACCCGCGCGGACGCGTCCTGTTTGGCATGACCCGCGACCTGATGGATAACGTAGCCAGCCAGTGCCAGGCTACCTGGCAGTTCGTTGATGGCCAGCGCCAGATGGTGGCGAAAAACGAGCATGTTCACGAAGCTATAACATTGAACAGCGCAACTGGACTAATCGGCATGTCACAGCAAACGATCGGCAATGGGGTGAACGTGCGGGCGTTGATTAACCCAAACATTCGCGTTAATGGCCTAATCGAACTGGACCAGGCATCGGTTTACCGCACCGCCCTGGCGAATAACGATATCGCTATGTCTGGTGGCCGCATCACCGATCAGGATATTAATGGCAATATCTCTGTAACGGGAACCACGGCACAGCCGGCCAGCATCGCAACTGATGGCGTTTATATTGTCCGCGGCATTATGTACACTGGCGATACAAGGGGCCAGGCGTGGTACATGGACATGATGTGTGAAGCGCGTGGAGCCCAAGATCTGAGAACTCAGGATTCACTCAATCGGGGGTAAGCGTGAAAGCATTCGCTTTTTGCATTGCGGCTTTAATGTCATCGTGTGCATTAGCAAACGGATATACAGCGTATTGCGGGCCATACACTATTGTCGCAAAGGTGGGTGAAATGGACATGATTAACGGCGAGCGCGTCACCTCTCAGAAGATTACTAACCTTGGTTCGGATGGAATAAGAATCGATATGGGGCTTATGCCAGCACGCGACGGCAATAACTATGGTTTTCAATACATTCATCGACCCGGCAGCGAGAAACGGTTTTTGAACGTCCAGCTACTGCAGAACAGCATGGATGCACCGAAGATAATCGGTTCATTTCCCTGCAAAAAGGTTTCTAGCTAAGCGTTTGGCTTAGCTTTGGTATGGCGCTTTGAAGTCAAGATCTTGTATATTTCAGATGATTCTAATTGTTGACTCTGGAGTAATTGTAAATGGAAGCGCTATATCCAATATTGATTGTCTTAGGCATAGGTGCCGCTATCGGCGCCTACATAACCTATAGATACCTGATAAATAAACATAAAAAAGTTGTTGAGTATCTAGAACTGAGAAACCAAAAGTCTCTTGCTGCCGAGATTGAGGAAAAGGAAGAGGCTATTGAAAATTATAAAAACAAAGATATTGCTCGTGAAGTTGAGCACGACAACCTGAAAAAAGAACTCAGGCAGATCATTGAGTTAAATAGAATAAAAAGTAAAGAAATACTCGGCAAAGCCGTTGATTTTGCATTCGACTTTGAAGCTATATTTCGTGAGCAGCATCAATCCGCGCAAGAAGAAATACAAAAGGTTCTTGATGACACTTATCGATTTAAGCGTAAGACCCTTCTTAACTCTGTTACGTTGAGAAACTTCGAGAAAAAACTTGAAGACATTCGAAGAGAGAAAGCAATTTATCAGACGCTGATAGCGAAATATGATTTCTTCCAATTGCGCGATCGCTCTGACTGGAAGGCGGTAGAAAAAGAATTTCGGGATAAGGTATTGGAGCTTCAGGCTGCTCAGGATGAGCGAGATGCTCAGAATGAAATAAAACGACAAATGCGCGAAGAACGTCAGCGCGCCGAAGAACTTGAAAGGCAGCAGCAAGAAGCTGAAGCCAAAGAGCAAGAGCTCGAAGCACGGCGTAAAGCCATAGAGGAAGCCTTGTTGGCTGCTGATGAAGAGCATCGCCAAGAGCTTGAAGAAACCCGTCGCCAGTTAGAGCAAGAGATTGAAGATGTCCATAAGCAGTATGAACGGGCAAAATCAATGGCACAGATGACCAAGCAGGGGCATGTCTATATTATTTCTAACATCGGGTCATTTGGTGAAAACGTCTACAAAATAGGCATGACCCGCCGACTTGAACCGTTAGATCGTGTTAGTGAATTAAGCGGAGCAAGTGTGCCATTTGAGTTTGATGTGCATGCAATGATTAGCTGTGATGATGCGCCAGCTCTTGAATATGCTTTGCATAATAAACTTAGTAGCGAACGTATGAATAAAGTTAATCTGCGCAAAGAGTTCTTTAAAACAGATATAAGTAAAATTATTCAGTGCGTTGAGGAGCATCACGGTAAAGTTGAGTATGTTGCAGATCCTGCAGCTTTACAATATTACCGCTCCCTTGAGATAGCAGGGGAGACTGATAATAATAAAGAACTCTTGGTTGCATCTTAGTTTACAGTATTCATTACACAAACCCGCTTCGGCGGGTTTTTTAATATCTGGAGTTTATGAATGCCTTCTTCTAACCAAACCCGCAGCGGATCGCTTGATGAAACTTTCGAATCAGAACGGAAGGTGCTCAAAGAACAAATTCGCGTAGCTTTGCCTGGCATCATCCAGTCTTTCAACCCCGATGCGGTAACCGCAGTTGTGCAGCCAGCAATCCGCTATATCGAGCGAGACAACGACGGCAACAAAGTCACCCAGGATTACCCACTGCTGGTGGATGTGCCTGTCGTATTCCCTCGCGGTGGCGGCTGTACACTGACTTTCCCTGTTAAGGCTGGTGATGAATGCCTGGTTATCTTTGCAGACCGCTGTATTGATTTCTGGTGGCAGAGCGGAGGTATTCAGGAGCCGGTAGACGGGCGCATGCACGATTTATCGGATGCATTCTGTATCGTTGGCCCTCAGTCGCAGGCGAAGAAAATTAGTGGTATCAGCACTACAGCAGCGCAACTGCGTACCGACGATGGGTCAGCGTTTATTGAGTTGGCAGCAGGCCATGACGTCACCGTTAAAACGCCGGGTAAATTGATGGCCAGCGCCGACGGTGGAACGGAAATAACCTCTCCTGAAATCATCCTCAACGGCAACGTGACGATCAACGGCAACCTGTCGCAGGGGATGGGTGAGAGCGGAGGCTCTGCGAAGATGCACGGCCCGGTCACCGTAACCAACGATGTGACTGCCGGCGGTAAGAGTCTTATGACCCACAAGCATGGCGGGGTTGAGCATGGCAATGACAGCACCGGAGGTCCTGAATAATGCGATACCGTAGAGAAGATGATGACGGTGACTATACCTTCGGTCAGGGCGATGATACCTGGCTGGTGAACTCCCCGGAGGCCGTCGCGCAGGCCATTAAAACGCGCTTCCTGCTCTGGTATGGCGAATGGTTCCTTGATACGACAGCAGGAACACCCTGGATACAGTCTGTTCTGGGGAGGCACAAGCCAGAAACCTATAACCTCGCCATTCGAAAACGAATCCTTGAAACGCGCGGGGTGAAATCAATCACCGACTTTAATACTACCTTTGACGGCAGAAATCGGCGCGTAACGTTCACAGCAACGGTAGAAACCCTCTACGGGACAACCACAGTAACCTCGGAGGCGTAATGTCTTTGGACCTCGATACACTCGGCTTATCGGCAACGGTAACCGCTGAGGGGATAAGTGCGCCAGACTATCAGACCGTGCTGGATACTATCACCGGCTATTTCCAGCAGATTTATAGCAGTGATGCCTATCTCGATCCTGACAGCAAGGACGGCCAGATGGTGGCGCTGGTGGCTCTGGCCATTCATGACGCGAACAACACAGCCATTTCGGTTTACCGTTCGTTCTCGCCGGCGACGGCCCTGTCAGATGCACTGACGAGCAACGTCAAAATTAACGGCATTACCCGGCGTGCAGCGACTAATTCGACGGTCGATCTACTGCTGACCGGCACTATCGGCACGACCATCACAAATGGTTCGGTACGCGACACAAACAGTGTGGTGTGGAATCTGCCGGCGACGGTAGTGATTGGCTCTGATGGTACCGTGGTGGCGACGGCCACGTGTGCGAATGCTGGCGCCGTAGCTGCGGTGGCGGGGTCGGTAAATGGCATCAACACGCCGACGCGTGGATGGTCTTCGGTGACTAACCCTCTGGCGGCCACGGTAGGTGTCGCTGCTGAGACGGATGCGCAGCTACGCGTAAGGCAGGCGCAAAGCGTCGCGCTGGCCTCTCTCACGCCGTTTGACGCGGTAGATGGTGCAATTGCTAACGTTGAAGGCGTAACCCGTCACAAGCTGTTTGAGAATGATACCGAGATTACGGACGCTAACGGGTTACCAGAGCACTCTATTTCTGCTGTCGTTGAGGGTGGGGATGCAACAGAAATTGCCAGTACCATCCGAAGCGTGAAGGGGCAGGGAGTTTCCACCTACGGCACAACGGCCGTGGTAGTCACAGATAAGTATGGAAATCCTTATACCATTCGCTTCTCTCGCCCGGTAGATGTTCCGGTATATGTGTCAATTACCCTGAAGGCGTTAACTGGCTACACCTCTGACATTGGCGATGAAATGAAAGCCGCTGTTGCTTCGTACATTAACTCTCTCACTATTGGTGATGGTGTGCTGCTGAGCCGGGTTTATTCCCCGGCGAACCTCGGCGTAGTCAGCGGAGGGAATGCGCGATATTACGACATTATGGAGCTGTTAATAGGTCGGTCGGCTGAGTCTGTCGCAGCAGCTAATGTCACAGTCGTATATGACGAGGCCGTTTCATGTAGCGTGGAGAATATAGAGATAACGGTGACAGCATGAGCAAATACACCGATCTTATTTCCAACTACCATGCAGGAAAACCAAAATTTGTAAAACATGTTGATCTGTCGACAAGGCCGCTAATTGATGTGTCTGGTTCAGTGTCCGGTCTTATCTCTGCGTTCGATATAGATACTGGCGTAGGGGCACAACTTGATATTCTTGGTCAATGGATTGGTGTAGCCCGGACTGTTGCCGCGCCGATATCTGGTGTTTTTCTTGAATGGGACAAAGAGCGAGTTGGCTGGGATCAGGGGATCTGGCTTGGTCCGTATCAGTCTTCTGACGCATTAACCTACCTGAGCGATGACGTATACCGGGTCGTGTTAAAGGCCAGGGTAGGGATTAATAACTGGAATGGTCAGAACGGAGCGCTGCCTGACATTTTGGAAACAGCGCTTGCTGGTACTGGGATTAAAATGATCATCCTCGATAATCAGGATATGACGATCTCAGTTCTCATCGTCATTGATTCTGAATATTTAATGTCTGTAACAGACCGGTTGATATTTGATTCTGGAATGAACCGTGGTCCTTTTATTTCTCTTCCTGATGATTACACACCATCGCGATATGACATTAACCCAATAGATAAACTCCCGGCTGAGTTTGTTTTTGTTGTACGTGCTGGGCTCCTTACTGTAAAGGCCGCCGGGGTAAGAGTCAGGGAAACAGTTACGCCTTCTAATGGATATAAATTCTTTGGATTTGATGTCGAAAATGACTATATCGCTGGCTTTGAGTCCGGCGCATGGGGAGAAAACTTCTGATGCCAGTTAATAACTTTAAACCGTTTGCCATCGCATCTGGCTCAAATGTGACATCTCAGACGGAATGGGAAGGTTTGATCGCCCTTTCTACAGGATTTACAGCGGGGCTGGCCCGGTCCGCGCAGATTAATAAAGCCCTGCGCCAGGGGACGGTTATGGCGAGCGTCTTAGCTCAGTTCATGGCTGAGACAACCGGAGAGGATGTGCTTGATGATGGAGATACGGCAAAACTGGTATCCCTGCTGATCGGTTCAGTTAACACGGTTGCGCGGAGCGCTCTGCCAGTTGGCACCCCCATACCATGGCCCTCTGACATTTTGCCGGCAGATGGTAATTTCGCTTTCATGCAGGGGCAGGCATTCAGCCTTACGGCATACCCGTTACTGGCTACAGCTTACCCGTCAGGTGTAATTCCAGACATGCGAGGCTGGACCATTAAGGGGAAGCCGGCCACCGGGCGTGCGGTGCTGTCTCAGGAACAGGATGGCGTTAAATCACACTCTCATACAGCGTCGGCCACATCGACCGATCTCGGTACCAAAACGACAAGCAGCAATGGGGACCACAATCACACGTGGGGATCGCCAATGCAGAAGCAGGGCGGAAGCGATCAGGAAGTTGGTAGCAACGGCGGGAGCACCTTTGGCACAACATCCACTGCAGGCGCACACACTCACTCCGTGGTAATTGGAGCCCACTCACACACCATCACGGTTGATTCTGCAGGTAATGCAGAAAACACCGTTAAAAACATCGCATTTAACTACATCGTGAGGCTCGCATAATGGCTTTTGAAATGTCTGACAAAACTCAGGTGGTAACCGTTTACCAAATCAGCGACGATTCGGGGGAGTTAGTGGGCGTTGAAGAATTGTCGATCCCGCCTCACACTGGCTTGCCTGCCTGCAGCACTCAAAGTTCACCACCCGAAATAGCCTCCGGAGAAACAGCGGTTTTCAATGCCGCTGCGGGCCAGTGGTCCCTTATCGAGGACCATCGCGGGCAGATCGTGTACAGCACTGCATCTGGCGAGCCTGTTGAGATTTCAGCGCTTGGGGAATTACCAGCAGGGGTAACGACAAAAGCGCCTGCTGGCAGCTATCAAAAATGGGATGGAGAAAACTGGGTTAACGACGCGGAAGCTAAACACCAGGCTGAAGTGAGTAGCGCTATTGAGCTGTTAACCGAGTTGATGCGAGAGGCAAACGCAAAAATAGCCCCTCTAAACGACGCTGTAGAACTTGGTATCCAGACCGACGAAGAAGTCATGCAACTGACTGAGTGGAAAAAATACCGCGTTGCCTTGAGCCGCATTGATACATCTACCGCTCCCGATATCGCCTGGCCTGAAATTCCTGCCTGATCTGTTTCTGAGGTAATACCCCTATGCCATTTTATTTAACGCGGGATCCGGTCCCGTCGGCAGACATGCGCAACGTTTTTGATAACGCTCAGAATCTTGACCTTGCCCTGAACGATATTACATCCTCTTTCTGGAGTGATCGGCTCGGTCGTAGCCGCATGTCATGGTTCGGACTGGAGTCTGCGTTTACGGTAAAACTGAGTGACTTTGAGTCCCGTTTTTCCACACAGATAGCCGAACAGGAAACCACTTTTGATGCTTCCCAGGCTGATAAGGAAAACCGATTCCAGGCTTTTCTTGATAGCTCCGGTTACGTGTTCCTCGGTGACTATGAAGACGGTCCGTTTCAGTTCATCGCCCGTAACCAGTACATCCGCTATAACAACCAGTATTACCGTCTGAATGCTGCTACTGACGTCGGCTTTACGACCACCGGAACCGATGCAACCAGCTTTGCGAATGACGTCACTCATTTCGTTCTGATGGATGGCGATACGATTCGCCAAAACCTGGGTTCAGGCGACGGCCAAAAACTGGTCGGAAAGTGTGCCACGCTGGATGCCCTCAGAACCACAGAGCCGGAATATCACGGGCAGGAAATAATCCTGTTTCGTGCGGTTGTCGATGGCCCTGCGCTGAATGAGAGGCTGTATTACGATGCGACGGATACCACATCGGAAGAAAATGGATTCTCGGTATTTGTGACGCCGAACGGCGCAAGATGGAAAGCGGATGTATCAGAGGGATATAACGTATTTCTGGCGGGGTTCTCTCCTTCAGAAAATAACCTCGCGCAGTGCATTCATAAAATAAACGCCTGGATAGTTGCTAAGGCTATTGCGGCCAGCCGGATTAATGACAGGAAGGCGACCATTCTTATTCCCGGTCTGATTGATTCTGGTGGCGCTACCGTTTACACGATGACGGGAGATGTGCATTTCTGCGCTGCTCTTGTCGAGCTGGTTCCGCTTACGCTTCAGTTCTGGGATTTTTCGAATTCCTTTGATGTGCCGATACTGTGCAGCAATGAATTTGAGGGATTACGTGGCGGGATGGGTAACAGCTACAACGGGGGAGCGGCTGACCAGGGCGGCTTCGCTATCAACCCGCGCAGCTTTCTCTATATCAAAGGCGGCGGCGAGGATTATACGCCCCACGGAGTAATTCTGGGGAACCGTTCTCGTCGCGATGATGGCACGGCTTATCTCAACGTCAGGGATACGGTTATTCGTAACGTCCGGGTGTTCAACTGCGCAGATGGGATGACATTCGGCAATTACGACACCTACATGGTTGGTTTTGAAAACTGCAATGCCTATGCAAATACTCGCGGCTTGTCTCAGCCAACTGCAACAGCTCTGAATGCCGGTGAGCGGTGGTGGCTGAATAACTGCGTCCTGTCCAACAGCACCGAAGACAACATCTACATAAACAGCAACGGACCGGCGATTTATTTTGACAACGTCAGTAATGATTACGCACGCCGTGATGCGTTCCGCTTTGGCCCTAATGCAGCCGGTTCTTTCCTGTTTACCAACAGCCATTTCGAAGGCTATGACGAGAAACTTATTAACCAGCCGGTCAAAGAAGGCTCCGGCGGCCAGTGTCGTTTTCTGATGATTGGTGGTCTTACTGATTCCCGGCGCACTGGTGCTGCGAATAATTATCGCGGAATAAGGGATGTCATTTACGGGGCGACATATCGCGGCGTTATTGCTGAGTTTCGTGATGTGGATATGGGCGCAGGCCCTGCTGGTTACATGTGCAACAGCAAGTATGGTTCGTGGACGGGGGCCGAGAATCCTGCCGTTGTTATTATTCAGCACAAAAACAGCGACACCTATAAATGGTTGCCGGGTTACGGCTATGGCGTGGGTAAATACGCGCTGAACCCGGTGTACAAGTTTACCGGGGCGGCAGGTGCATCGTTGCCGACGACAAAAGCCACCGCCAGTGCTGCCAGCGCTTACCACTGGATTTTCACTCAGGGAGGAGCAACAGCGGTATTTGGTGACGCAGATACGGACGGATTAATCCCGGTCAAAATCAGAATGACCTCGACTACGGACGTCCTCTATCTGTATCAGGCGACCGAAATTCAGTTCCCGAGAAACACCAACTACCTGTCTGCCATGTGTGCGATTAAGTGCAAAAACGCGGTGGGTGAGGTGAAGGTGCAGGCCGCCCTTCGACCACTGAGCAATCCTACGATAACTGTTAGCGGGTCTGCTGTAACGCAAACTGAAACCGTTCGCGGCTCAGTGCTCGGCGATGAGATTGATGTACTGAATACGATACTGACCAAAAGTTATATCTCACTGACTAAAGATGATTTTGTCTCAACGCCACCGCTCAAGGTGCCGAATTACTTTTTAGGCTCCGTGACATCTAACGCCGGATTTAAAATTTACGGGTTTGCCGGGGAAATTGAACTGGAGCTTCCGGTGTACTGGTTCGACAACCTGCATCCCAATACATGAGGAAATAAAAGATGTATTACGTTTATCTGGTCAGGGACGGGTTGTATGAGGTCACAAAAACAAAGCGTGACGATGAAGAGTTCGTCTCATTCAGCACAGAGAACACCGCTCATATTGTTGAAACGGCCGACTGGTATATCACACAGAAAAGAGACCAGGAAAACCCGGCGACAAACGATAATGCAGACGGCGATGATTTCATCGACCCGACACTGAAGCATTACACGGTTGTCGTTTTATAG